CGGGGTTCATCCATCATGGTCGCCGCAAGACCGACCCAGTCGGAAGCCGCGAACACCGACCACGGACGGGAGAGGATGGACGTATCTGTCCCCCCCGAACCCGTGGCCAGTGCCGCCGCCACCTTCCGGAAAGGCTTGCAGGCCCGGTTGCTCGTTGCGCACCAAGGGAGATCAGTACCGCCGAGGCTCCTAGGAGCCTCAGGGACGATCCCCCCTGAGCGCATGAGTGGTCCGAGCTTCGCGAAAGCCGCAGATCCAAGGTGGTATACCACCTCAGGGTCGCAGTGCTTTGCGAGCTCGAGACAACCGGGACCGACCATGGACCATCTAGGCAATTGGACGCCGGCGGAAGGGAGAAAAAGCTTCAGGGGGACAGTTCTAAGGAACCGCACCCCATGAATGCTAAACCTCTCCCTTCGCCGGTGCTCAAGAACCCGGACGGTCCCCTCGCGGTCACACCTGGAAGAGGCCGCCTCGGAAAAATTCCGGGGCGCCCTCACCGTCCAACGTGTTTGCCTCAAAGGGAAGGAGAGGTCTTTGACGGGGGCGCTCAGATAGAGAACCTCCGTGAAGACCCCTCCCACCTTTGAAACGAAATGCTTCGGGCGGCTGAACCGGTACCCAAGGGTAGTCATCCTCCGCTCGTACTCGAGTCGGACACCGGCAGGCCACCAGGCTGCGAGATCATCTCCGCAGACCCGGTAGGACCTGTTGCGTGTCTTCCTCGGAACACGAGGGTGGACGACTGCCCAGGCCTTGTCAGCGGCGTAACCCTGTGAGAGGGTTAGGACAAGCCAGGACAAGGGGTTTCCCATAAGGATTCCCCTTGTAACTGGTGTCCCGATCTTCCCTAGGTTGCGCTCGTTGACATAGCCGTTGGGTGCCAGTTCTTCCAGTTGCTCCTTGCATGTAGGGAGGAGGAGTTCGTGTCGACCCAAGAGAGCGAGTCCGGCGTCCCGGAAGTCCGGACCGACCTGCCAACCTTTGCAGAGCCCACGCCATATGGCCTGGGCCGAGCTTTGGTAAGCGAGGTCGGTCGCGGACTCGAGGTCCGTCGAGACCCACGAACCGTTCCCCGGAAGGGGACCGGCCTCGAAGATCGACTCGATAGCTTTGTGCTTGTCCCCATTGAGGACGTCTCGCGCAGGCTGCCACTTCCGCAAAGCGGAAAAGGCGGTCTTTCGCAGGAAGTCTCCAGCGGAAAGGAGAGGGAATGGAGCGACCGTTACCACGCGGTCCTTCCATCCCCTCTCGGCAATCACAGAGCTCCGCACGACGGGCACGTCACCTCTGCGGAATCGTTCCGCGACAGTCTTAAGACTGTCACGGAGCACCTCCGTATCGATGACGGCTTTTCGCCAATTGTCGATCTCGACCCATTCCGGATTACCTCCTGAT